CGACGCCCAAGGCCCGCGCCAGCTTGCGGATCGTGGACAGTCGCGGGTCGTTTCGGTTGGCCTCTATCTCCCACACGCCTGATTTACTCATGCCCGCCGCATGAGCCAAATCGTCGAGGCTTAGGCGAGCGCGTGTCCGCAGTTCGTGAAGTCTTTGCCCGATAGCGTCCATCATTTCCCCTCCACGGCTGCGCGGAAGGCGGCAAGGGCAGTGCGAATTGAGTCAACTCTTTCCCCGTAACGGTCTGCGAATTTGCCTTGCCGTCTAGCTGATCCTCCCTCGCGTTCCTCACTGCCAGCGGCGAACGCATCGTTGGCTATGCTTCCGGCCAGTCCTGCGGCTTCCGCCAGCGCCTCCCCAGCCTTCTCCACTTCCTTGAGGCGCAGGTATTCGCGGGCGATGTCTGGGGCATAAAAGTGCAGGTCATTCATTGCGCTGTTGTGCCTATCATGAAAACAGTTGTCGTCCTCGCAGTCACATGCGATGAACTTTCCTTGTGGAATGGCGAGCTTGCCAAGCGCCGCCTTCACGGCTTCCGGTGTCAGGTTAGTCATTTTCGGCATCCTTCTCAATGTGCCGCATCGCGCGCAGCGCGTTGCAACGCATCATGCTTTTGCTCTGGTGTAGCGTCGGGGCGGCCAAGGATATGGCCAACGAATGTTTCAAATGCGGCTTCGAAACCCAATCCCCTTAGGGCTTCCAGCATCATTTCCCGGTGTTCCGCGTCCTTGCGCCAAGCCTCCCAGCTTGGTATTTCGATGTTGTGGGTCGGGAGCAACTCAACCTTGGAGCCGCCGAGAGTGGTTTAGGTGTTGGTTGTGCTACCAGAATGCGCCACGTTCAGACGCCCGACCCACAAAAGTCCCTCACTCTTCCTTTGTTTGTTTGAACCTCCAGTACTCTCTCAGCTCGATCGGCGTCTCTGGCATTGGATCGCGTTGCCTTTGCCGCGCTGAGTACCGGTGCGAATAGACTGTGTTTGCGGATATACCAAGCTCTTTACCGATCTCGGATGCCGACCAGCCTTGCATGGTCAGCTTCTCCACACGAGCGCGATTACCGTTGATCATACTTCCCCCGCCGGTATCTCTGCCCACGCGCAGCGGGCCAGCCGTTGAAGCTCGTCATGCACCTGCGTAGGTGTTACGTCAGGCCGCCCAAGAACATGCCCTGCAAAGGTCTGACAGACAGCCTCAAAGCCAAGGCAGCGCATGGCTTCAAGCATGGCCTCTGTGGCGGCTTCTTCTCTGCTTCGCTGTTGAGCAAGCTTTTTACGTTGCGCTTCGGTCATTTGAAAATCTCCACATTGACGACGAACGTGTCGTCGTCGCGCTTGAACGGTCCGAGGACGTAAACGTCCGCATGCGGCATCTCAGTGTAGCGTTTTGCCCTGATGTCATCAGCAAAAGCCTCGGCCTCCTCCTTATCGTGGAAGACGTGATCCCTGTCGGTGTGCATCACATACCTCCCACGGCTAAAGGGACGATTACGATGACGGCGATGAAGCAAACGCCGATGATGCTTTCAAGGTAGTTCATTGCTATCTCCTCGTTGTGTAATGACAGAGCTAAACCCTTCACGGTACGCATGTCAACATCATATTTTCTCTTGTGTAATGACAGACAGACGGATAGGTTGGGCGTCATGGATATGGATACACGCTCAGAGATCATGCAGTTTCGCGCCACCCCGGCAGAACGGGCGGCGTGGACTGAAGCAGCTAAAGCCGAGGGCAAGACGGTTAGTGACATCTGCCGCATGGCCCTCATTCGATTTACACGCAGACACCGCGCCTCATCCTCCCTGGGCGCGGTTGACGCAGCGGGCGACGTTAGTGCGGTTCCGTCGCCCGCTGCTGAAGGAGATAGCAAATGAAGCGATCTGAAATCCTGAAAACTGCCGACGGCTTGATCAACGGCGACCGCCAAGACCACTACGGCCCGCCAGAAGATAGCTTCAAGCGCATTGGCGATCTGTGGGCCGCATACCTTGAGCACGAAGTAATAATCACGCCCGTTGACGCCGCTAACATGATGGCGCTGATGAAGATCGCGCGCCTTGCAAACGGCCCGCACCTCGACAGCTTTGTTGACGCCTGCGGTTACTTGGCTCTGGCAGGGGAGATGGGAACAGATGGTTAGGGCTTAAGAGCGTTTAACAACGCGCCCTGCACGGCGTCCTTGTCTCGCAAAACACCAAGCACCCTCTCGTCAATTGTGTCCTTACACACAACATGCACGATGCGCACTGGCCGGGTTTGTCCTTGCCGGTGCAATCTTGCGTTGAATTGCTGGTAATACTCAAGAGACCAGTTCAGCCCAAACCAAACGCATAAGGCCCCACCGCGCTGCAAGTTTAGCCCGTGGCCAGCCGAAGCCGGATGGGCCAGCAGCATTTGGATTTCCCCACGGTTCCAAGCGTCAATCGTATCTTGTTGCTTATCCAAGACACGCGCCTGCGGAAAGCGCGCAAGCAATCTCTCAAGATCGCTTTTGTAGTTGTACGCAACGAGGATGTTTTCGCCCTCGTTGTCGTCAACAATATCCGCAAGCGCGTCCAGCTTAGCTTTGTGCGTCTCTGACCAGTTTTTGTTCTCGTCGGTGTACATTGCGCCGTTCGACCATTGGAGCAGCTTGTTGGCCAGCACCGCCGCAGTTGTCGCCTCGACCACTTCGTCTTCTAGTTGGGCGAGCATCGTACGCTCGAATGCCTTGTAATCAGCCAACGCCTTCGGTGGCATGTCAACGCGCTGCTCAATGTCAATCCGGTCAGGCAGATCAAGATAATCTTCAGCCGCCATATGGATTACCTTGTCACCGATCAGTTCGTGAATGCGGTCCGCAGACCCTGCGCGAGGGGTGTACCGATACCCCATATAGTCCTGCTCAAAAAAGCGCTGCTTGTATCCCGTCAGAGTGCGGCCAAGGCGCTGGCCGTAGTCGATCAGGTACATCTGCGGCCAGATGTCCAGCAAGCCGTTTGGCGACGGCGTACCTGTTAGCAGCACCATACGCTCAATCGCTGGCAACATCTTCTTGAGAGCCTTGAAACGCTTGCTGGACGAGTTCTTGAACGACGAACTTTCGTCAATGACCACCGTGTCGAAATCCCATCGGCGTCCGTAATTTTCGACCAGCCACATGATGTTCTCGCGGTTGATAACGTACACGTCCGCATCGAGGCTGAGAGCCGCCCTGCGGGCCTTCTCCGGGCCTGTGCATACTGACACCCTCAAATGGTTAAGGTGGCTCCACGCGCCCGCCTCCTGCGCCCACACGCTATTCGCAACACGTAGTGGGGCTATGACCAGCACCTTGCTTGCAATCATAGCACCAAGCATGTCGCTGATGGCTGTTAGCGTGGAAACACTTTTCCCAAGCCCCATATCGAGGGCCAGCATCCCGCGCTGCTCCTTCAAGATGAAGTCTACCGCGCGCTCTTGATATTTATGCAGATCACCCCTCGAAAGCACGAGCCGCCTCCATGCTATCAATCACCCTCACATCACAACCTAAAGCGCGACGGCGCTCATGGTCTCGGGCTTGAAGGTCTGTTGGCTTTTTCCCAGGGGCCTTCAATTCTACAAATATGATGCGCCCTCCAGGCAGCGTAACGATGCGGTCAGGGACAGCCCTGCGTGTAGGGCTAACGAATTTCTCAGCCATCCCGCCAAGAGCCTTAACGCGCTGCACAAACGCCCGCTCAACGTCGCGCTCAAGCATGGCTTACCCCCACTTGCTTAAACACCATTTGCGCCATCCCAACGTACCGATCAATATCAACGTCCTGTGGGAACTTATCTGGCAGATCAAGACATGGCCTGGCCCCATCGGACTGCGGCACCTTGTTGCTGTTCTTAGCGTAGCTGATCGTCTCGTCCGGCCCGACCTCTGTGCTGTAGTAAAACCGCACGGCCTTACCCAACGACTCATCGCGCCACATGGCTCCACCAGTGACCTTGCGCAGCATCACGAACCGCCCAATGTCCTTGCAGGACATTATCACGTCACGATAGTCCCCCTGCCCGCTCAGGTGTTTGGCCACGGCCTCTGACACAATCGGGAACTGCGGGTTCTTCATAAGCCCTGGCTCAGAAAAAACCCCCTTCGCTTTGTAGGTTCCGTCAGCTTTCACGGCGACGTAGTTGTTCACGTCACGACTATGGAGTGCCAAATAATCACTGCGTTCTAGCTCATACGACGTGTCGATCTGCCACCAGAAGATCACGTCCTCAATATCGTCTTGAAGCGTCTTCGGAGCAAAGACGACAATCCCGTCTGTGTTCGCGCTGACCACCGACGCGCCGATCTTCTCCATGCGCTCAATCAACATCAGCAAAGCAAACTGCCCTGTAAGTGTGGTCTGGATCAACAGGTTGGGGGCGTAGAGCGTTGAGTACTTGCTTCCCAACTTACCGAACGAACCGTTGACGACAATCTTTAAAGTGTCTGCAGTCGTCTTGTCGCCAGCGCGCTTCGCGGCGATGCGGCGTTCAACGATGCTTTTATATATCTGTGTGAAATCGTCCCCCATGTTATCCGGAGCGATCTTTTGTTGAAGAATGATGCTCGGATAGTACGAGGCCACGTCGAAATCCACCAAGATATGATCCGACCCTGCGATTACTGTTCGCCCTTTCTCGCATGAGTGCAGCCCGCCAATCCCCATCTGGTACTCGCTCAAACCTATTTTGATGCGCGTATCTTTGAGCCACTCCGGCAGTTTAATCGAACCATTGCCTGACAGTTCAAACCCCTCAGCCAAGACGCGCTTGAGTATTTGCGCAAGCTGATCGGTCTCAAACCTGATGATTTTCGGATCAAGGTATCTGAACGTCGCGTCGTCGCGTACTTTCTGCGGACGCAGCGTCTTGCCGCTTACGCTTTCGATCTCGTGCTTTAGAACTGTCTCGGCTATCTGCGCGTCCGACTTTGAGCGCAGGTCCACAGAATACTGTTCTCCCATATCCACGCGCAAAGCGATCTGCTTTGCCATCATGTCATACAGCTTTGCAGTCACTCGCACGTCATTGATGCAGTACGCCTTAAGCTGCTCCCGCTGCTCTGGTGTCACCATTGCAGAGGGTTCAATGGGTAGGTCTTGTAACTTGGGGTAGCCGATTCGGCCCGCGTACACCTTCAGACTAGCCCTACCAGGCAACACGTCAATAATGTCGATATGGTCCCACGCTTGCGGCACATTAACACCGATATCTTGCAAGACCCGCCAGCCCGGCAGGTTGCTCCCGATAATCTTGTCGCTGATCTCCTTGAGTTCTTCACACGACCTGTTTTCCAGCGCCGCAGCAATCATCGGCAGGTCATAACTCAAGCTGTTGAACCCAACGGTCGTATAGGAACGCATAAGATGCGCGACCTTTGACACATTCAGAGGTTTGTCTTCGTGCATCTGGAAAGAACCGGTCTTGCCGCTTTCTGTGTCCATGAAGCAAATCAAAAAAAAGTTAGTGTAGCATTCTACGTCAAGAATGAGCGCCATGAGGGGTGTCCTCCATTTCTCGGCAAATTTTAGGTGGGGCCACCTTCGGCAACACGTTACCAGGTGGCCCCGAGAGACCTTACATGAAGTCCTCTTCATCATCGTCAAAAACGTCGAAATCATCGTCAGTCGCAACCGCGCCGTCCGAGAACGGTTCCCCGTCTTTGAAGAACTGCACGCCAAGCAAATTCGCGTTGATGCGCTTGCCCCACTGGTTGTTCTGCGCCCAGAGTTCAATCACTGCGTTGACGTAACAGCCAGCGTAGATGCGATTGTCATCTTCGGTTAGCTGCGTCTTGTCCCGATCAAGCACCTTCGGGCGCTTGTTGTTCGACGCCTTGATCGACATTTTCCCGGCGTAGCCGTCGTAGTCGATATCGTCACCATCCTTGAGACAAATCTTGTCTTCCTTGAGTTTTACCCCTTTCAAGTTCTCTTGCAGCATCCGATCAATCGCCGCCTCGATCTCGGCAATCTTGGCAGCGTGCTCCTGCTTGTCGAGCAGGAACGTGGCCTCGAACTTGGTCTCTTCACCGGAGAACACGGCCTTCCGAAACAGGCTCGGAAATGAAAGACGGACATTGTTCAGTTTGATTTTAGCCATGATTTTATCCTTCTAGGCTTGGTTGTTGCGCCGAACAGGCGCCTCACTCGTCAATCACGTCAAAGTCGTCAGCGCTCAAATTGATCGCTGGGCGATTATCTGTTTCAGGGGCCAAGGTTGGTGCACCGCTCGGCTTGGTGATCAGCCCTTCGATATCCCCCTTGCGGCTTTTGCCAAGCACCTTCTCGGCCTGCGACGGGCTGATCAATTTCACGTTAAACGCCTTATCTTCCCCCACCAGGTCAACCAAAGCAGTTTGAGCAGCTTTCTCGTTAGTCCATCTGCGCTGCGACCGACCCTCCACCAGTTTATACCCTGAGAACCCATCGCCGCCCTCCAACCGCTCTTTGATGACACGCTCAACAGCAGACAACCAGCCTTCGATCAGGGGCTTGGCGTCTAAGGCCTTGCGCAGGGCGTCGTCATTGAGCGTGTTAGCCTTCGGCAGATCATCAAGATCGTCGAAGTCCGCCATGATGATGGACTCAGTGTAATCCTTCAGCGCAGCACATGTTGCCTTAGCCTTGCAGAACCTACACTGTTTTTCTCCCGGCACCCGCTCGGCGTTTTCCTCCTGCGTTGCCTCGGCCCTTTGGCTTACCCATTCAGCCCAGCCAAGCAGCCGCTCTACGCTGATCTCCCATTCGCTAATGTGATCAAGGCGAGGTTGCACAATAGCGATCCGCACAACATCGATCACGTGGCTCTTTGAGTACTTGGCGTAAGCCCCCAGAGCGTAGAGCATCCCTTGCGGGTTATCTTCCGCATCGACACGCACACCCATCCCGTATTTCAAGTCGCAGACGTGCAGGACGTTCCCGGACAACACAATGGCGTCGGCTGTCCCGAACCCACCATCCACCCAATCGCTGTACTCCACCCGCTGCTCAATCGCATACAGATCACAATCAGCAATCAGGCGATTAACGTAGTCAACGTACATAGCAACGTGACCACCCATCTCGGGGTCATCGACAATGTGCGTCAGATACTCCTCAGACTTCACTTGCGCATAAAGCGGCCAATCGTCGAAATCCACATGCTC